AGGGAATGCAAATGATTCCAAGTATTTTTACTGCAAATCCAAAGGGTGAATTTAAGCTAAATACTACTAGTGTTGCAATGTATGCTGAAACTGATGATAACATCAAAGACAAGTACTTAGAAGCAACAACTGGTATTAAAGTACCTAGTAAAAAAATCGTATTGGGATAAAATGGCACAATTAAGTCGTATAGGTGATGCAAATCAAGTTGGCGGTACTATCATTAGAGGTGCCGGCACTGTGTTTGCCAATGGAATTTCTGTTGGATTACACGTTAGTCAAATCACTCCACACGCTCCTTGGCCACAAAAAAGAAACAACCCCCATCCACCACACGCGGCAGCAACTACTACAGAAGGTAGTCCTACAGTTTTTGCCGAAGGTAGTCCGGTACTTAGAGTAGGATCAGGAAACAGTTGCGGTCATAGTATCGTACAGGGTAGTCCTGATGTATTTTGTCCATGAGTGATTCAGCTAAACAAAGTCCATTAGGTGTTAATACATTAAGCTCATTATTGCAAAATATTGGGTTTAATATTAATCCCATAATGGTAAACTTTGTTGGATCTAGTACTAGTACATCATCTGCTGCCAACTTGGGTAATATTGTTAACGATACCTGTTTACGATTACTTACATATGCTATTAATGATGCTTATAGTAGAGGCGCACCAAATGTTACTGTTGTTGCAGGAAACTTTACTGTGGGATCCAGTTATACTATTACATATATAGGTACTACTAACTTTGTAGCTATTGGTGCATCTAGTAATACAGTGGGAGTGACATTTACTGCATCCGGTATAGGATCTGGTACAGGCACAGCAACTACCACTACGTCATATACAGTTGATAGCACAACATACAATAATTTAATATCTATCGGATCTAATAGTATTCCTGCATTAGGTAATAGTCCTCCGTCAACGTTTAATTGGACTGGTTATCCTAATTGGGCAAGTAACTACAATTACACTAATGAAGTAACACGATGGGGTTATACTAGATTATTTGCATTGCAAGGTTATAACGAGTTTAATTACAACAGCGGAATATCAGCCGATAGTGGAGCCTATAAAGATTTTCTATCTGGGTTTATGACAGCATATAGTTTTATTGAATACAGTAATAGTACTATACTAGCAGTAAATAATTCACAAGAATTTTTAGATGGTACTTATAGTAATATGGATGACTTAATTACCGGTGATATTGCCGGTGTAAGTATAGCAACAACTGTATTTGGTCAAGATTTAATTGCTAGTGGCAAAGCTATAAATTTACAATCTATATCAACATTTGGTTTACCTAGTAATTTATTATCAACGTTACAACAAAATAATGCAGTCACTAAATCAGTAAGTCTTGCATTAATTGCAAGTGGCATAACAGTAGCTGAATTGGGAGAAATATTAGGTAACATACAACCAGTTACCAAAGAACAAGAACGTAAAATATACGGAGCATTTGGTATTATTTTGGGACAAGATTTAAAAGATATATTAGTATCATTAAATTGTAAGACTATAGGGTTAGAATCATTGTGTGATTTACTCAATCCCATAAAATTATTCCCAAATAGCTATGCAACATTAACAGTTCCAGTGTATAATACAGTAGGTGGACCTGCTAATAGTAAGATATATTATCCTATATATAGTAATGGTGGCCTGAATAGTAATTTAACTTCTCCTACAGCGCAAGGAATAGTGTAATGGCAGGCATTTTTAATCAAAATTTAAGAGATGATATAAGTGCACCTAGTAGTAGCGCATATGCAACTACCGGCACATCCACTACCAACGTATTACCTGATTCAGGAACAACACAATCAAACATAACAAACATTCAAGTTATCCCACAAGGATTTGGTGCATATTTAGATGGCATATTACCTCCTGATATTGCTACAGCTGCCGGTTCGTTTAGTGTATCAATGCAACAGATTAAAAACATATCAAGTATACCAATTGAAAAGTTTGCACAAGTAGTTAATAGTTTAGAAACAACTAAGGGATTAAATGTCAATGGCTCTAGTGTTCCTACTGATACAACGTTAGCAAGTCAGGGATTAGCGTTAATTGCGTTAGGCAATGGACCGTATAATACATATACGATGAGTAACTTCTTAGGATGTATGAGTGGATTACCCTATCTTGGTATAAACATTACACCTCTCATTCAGCAATTAGAAACAACTAATCTATATACGATTTATAAAAATTTATATCTAGCAGTAACTTGGGAACAAGCAACTGCTACTTGGAATGGTACAACATTTACTTATACAAACAAAGGTGGTGGATATGCATCTGCACCAACAGTTACAGTAGGTGGCAATCCAGCAACAGCAACAATAGGTACAGATCCTAATAATATAACTACTTTTGGAAGAATTATATCTATAAGTTATTCAGGCGTAGCCGGCACTGTGGTGATTAATGCACCTCCCGGTGGTGGTTGGCCTACTATGAATACTACGGTACAGACTTATATTGATGCCGCTAATGCAGAGATAGCAAGTATCAGAAATGCACAACCTGCACTTGCGCAACAGTTAATAACTAATTGGAATACCACTGGAACATTATTATCAATAGAACAACGTGCAATTGCAACAGGATTAGCAATTGGTGTACCTAATAGTTCTCCTGATTATGAGAGAGAACCTACGATAGCTAGCTATCCTGGCACTCAATATGCATTTGTTGATACTATACCTAATTATGCAATGTTTACTCAACCTAATATGTATTCACAAACATTAGAAGCTATTGCAAATTATAATACGGTCGGCGGAAGAAGTATAGTAGCAATGTTACGTCAAGCACGTAATCAAGCTAGATTACAAGAAGCTGGTATTCCATTAGATAACAACATAGATAATACATTAACTAAAAATCAACAATCAGAGTTAATTGCAAACGGTACATTGGCAGGTAGTGCACCGGCAACATTAATAACTGACATTGGATCTCCTGATCCATATGGTTATTATGACCCAACTACTGAACTTTATTATAGTGACGGTGTTGCAATAGATACCGGTCAAGCAAATGAACCAGGCAGCTTTGCTGGTTCACGTTATCAGAACTTAATAAGTCCTGAACTTTCAGTAATATATACTTCTGATATATTATTACCCGCAACTTATCCTGTACAAGAAGCAATTGATGAAGTAATTCGTTGTAATTGCGATTGTTGGGATAACATTTAATACCATATTGCTTAGTAATAAGCAGAAAGGAAACATTATGTTTTTATGGAAATTCAACCTCCCTCAAAAAATACTAACTATAATAGTATTGTGTATGGGTCTATTAACTGCAGGATCAACTAATATAAATTTGGCTAAGGAAAAACAAGAAGAAAAAGTTGTTGAAGTTGTTGCTAAATTAGTAGATCCAAAACAATTAAAATGTTTAGCTAAAAATATATTCTATGAAGCAGGTGGTGAACCGTTGATTGGGCAAGCGGCAGTAGCACGGGTAGTGATGAATAGAATAGCATACGGTTTTGAAAAGAACCCTTGTGCAGTTATATATCAATCAAATATGATAGATAGGTTAGTTGACGATGAAATACAAAAAGTAAAACTATGTCAGTTTAGTTGGGTTTGTGAAGGTAAAGGGGAACCTAATCAAAACAACCCAACATATAAACAAGCTGAACGTGTTGCATATGAAGTATTAGCATATGATGCTTATATAGATGTACTGCCAAAAACAGCATTGTTTTTTCATAACTTGCAAGTGGATCCATTATGGCCATATAAGCAAGTAGCTAAGATCGGTAATCATATCTTTTACAGTAAAAATAAGAAGACAAAAAATTCCCAAAAGACTGTAGCTTCTAATGAAAATAAGATATAATATACAATGATTGAAAAACCAAATTCAGCTAACGGTGTCAGTAGTTATGATTCTACTAGTTCCGGATCGTTGATACATTTCTTTAATCGCAACGTAACACCATATGCTACTGAAAGTTCAGGACCTAAATTTGATTTAGTACCAGTAGAAAAACATAAAGACATTATGCTTAATGTAGCACGTTTACATGCCAAACAAGAGTATGATAGAATCATGGAACTGGTTGAAGTATTACAAAAGCAAGCTGAACAGATTAAACATAGACTTGATTTGACTGATATGGTTCACGCCGCTAAATATGATTTTCAATTATCAAATGGTAACATATATTGGTTACTCTTTGATATACGTAAACAGTTTACAAGATTAAGTATTCATGGACCTAATGATTGGTCTGCTGGTAAGCCGATTGACTATGAATATATTTGCAAAGTTAAATGGTTAGGTGACCACACTTGGATAGAGGTAGAAGATGATAAGTAGTAGTCCAGATAGAAATACTTTTCAAAAAGAAGGTTATATTAAACGTTGTGAAGAAAAAGGTGAAGAGCCTAATCCCGACTATATTCAAATGTATAAAACTTGGCAAGAACAAGATGAAGCTAATATCGTAGATCCCGACTGGCAAAAAGACAACATGGAGTATGACCTTCGTAGTACTCAATGGATCGTAGACAAAGCTAAATTAGACGATGTTTATGCACAACATTTGTATGCCTCAATGTGTAACAATGATTTTATTAAAAATGATGTGTGGCCCATACTAACTGAGAAACGTTGGAGTTGTAGTTGGAGACACGCCGGCGGTATTATTGCTGATATGCAAGGCAAGGGTGATTACATTGACTGGTACTGCAGTGGTATCAGGGATGCCAAGATACTAGATGATGATGAATTTCGTGCCCTTACTAAGGAACTGCAAGAAGCATATATACAAAGTAAAAAGTTTGTACCAGAAAGTTGTGTAACTGATGAAATACGAGAAGATTTGTTAAAGTTAGGTTGGATAGTAGTAGACGAAGAAGCTGAAGCATACTAAATACAATACATACAAGGAGTATATATCATGTTAGAAACATTATTTTGGTTAGCACTAGGTGCTTTTATTGGTTGGAATTTCCCTCAACCTCAGTTTGCAAAGAACATTCAAACAAAGATTTTGACTATGTTCAAAAAGGATTAATATATGGCTTATAGCGCACAAGTAATTGACCACTATGAAAACCCAAGAAATGTGGGGAGTTTTAGTAAAGATGAAGATGATATAGGTACAGGTATGGTAGGTGCCCCGGCATGCGGGGATGTAATGAAATTACAAATTAAAGTAGATAAAAAAACAGGAATTATAACAGATGCCAAATTTAAAACATATGGGTGCGGGTCAGCAATTGCTAGCTCAAGTCTTGTCACAGACTGGGTCAAGGGTAAAACATTGGATGAAGCAACATCAATTAAAAACTCCCATATTGCCGAAGAACTCAGCCTCCCCCCAGTCAAAATCCACTGCAGTATCCTTGCCGAAGACGCCATCAAAGCCGCAGTAAATGATTATAGAGAGAAATATAATGGCCAATGATTTAGCAAAATTTTTAAATTCACAACGCCGTCATAGGGACGAAACAGCAGTTAAAAAACAAGTTAAGATAGCAAAAGCACACGGATTGACTAATAAAGATAAAGCAGTAAAAGAACCTCATCGTTTAGCTAAACATCACGCTATGGATTGCGGCAATCCAGAGTGCTATCTATGTGGCAACCCTCGTAGGACACACAAAGACACATTAACAGCACAAGAAAAACGATTGTACCAAGATGTAGAGAAAACTACAGATAAACATAGTAACGGCTTACCATCTAGTGAAGAATAAGGTACCCGTTTCAATGTATAAATAATACTGAGTATGTTATACTCATACAGACTACACACAAGGAGAAAATATGAAAACAGTCGGTGATAAATTAGAAAAATTTGTTGTAACAGGTGTTAAGCCAGGACAACCGGAAGATGCATTCTTCCCAATTACAGAAGAAAGTTTTGCAGGTAAATGGAAGATTATCGTTTACTATCC